CAAAGTCCGTGGCCAGCTCGTAGAACTTGCCATCGTCCACCAGGCAGGCGATGCAGGTGCGCTCCTGCTTGGCGGACAGCCGCCGGTAGCCCACGATCAGCTTGCTGGACTTGAACCGCTCCATGGTGCCGGCCCGGTAGGCCCGCAGCTGCTCGGTGCGGGCGATGCGCAGCATCCTGTCCAGCGCCCCGTCCAGCCCCTCTGCCATCTGCCGCGCCGTCTTGCGCGGGTTCTGGCCCATAGCCACGCCCGACACCAGCGCCTTGGTGATGCCCTCCACCGCATCCGGCCAGGCCTCCATCAGCAGCCGTCCCACCGGCGCCCCGCTCTGCGTCACCCCCACGATGCTCTCCACCGCCGCCGGGTTCAGCGTGTCGAAGCGCGCCCCCATTTGCCAGGCGTCCAGCGCCGCCCCGGCGTGCTTCTGTCCCAGCCACCCCATGGCCCGCTGCTCGTCCTTGATACGCCCGTCGGCCCAGTCGCTGTACTGCCGGATCTGAATGCGCACCTGGGCCAGCAAGCTCTGGTACCGCTCCATGCGCATCAGCTGGGCCTGCGTCACGTAGGGCCGGTCGGCCAGGAACTCGGCCAGGTCGGCGATCTGCTTCTCCAGCGCCTGCCGCACCGGCACCCAGCGCCGCGCCATCAGCGCCATCTGCGCGGCTTCCCGGGCTGTCAGCGCCGCCCGGAACGACTGCACCACCCGGTAGACTTCTGGAAGCGCCATCAGGCCACCTGTTCATTGCCGCCCTGACTACCGGTCACGTCGATCCAGCGCAGAAATGCCTCAACTACGTCTCCGAGTGTCCGTCCGTGTATCCTCATCCACTTGCCGTTGAAGCGCACCTCCGTCGCTATGGCGTTCGCTCCGTCGATAACCTCGCCGCGCCGCGCATCGTGCGAGGCGATGATGGCGATGGCCGGTCGCGTGTTGTTGAGGTCGTCACAATTCCTTTCCAGCGCCAGCCTTTGGCCGTACGGAAGTTCGGTATCTCTGTACTTCAATTCCCATGTCACATGCGCCCGGCCGTGATACTCGATGTAACCGTCAATGTCCGTGGGCGTGATCTGCCCGAAGCGCAGGCCGCTATAGTCGCGAACCTGCGCCCCTAGCTGCTGATCACGAATCTCCCCACGTTTCGTCACAACCTGGCTCCCCACCCGAACCTGCCGAACTCGTCCAGAAATGCCCCCGGCCTATCTCCAAAGTAGATGATGGTCTGTCCCTGCAATGGAGCGCCGGGTTCGCCGTTCGGATCGAGAAAGCGCACCCTGCTTCTCGGAAACACGACAGCGCTTGATACGCTCACCAACTGCTCGAACCACTCGGTCTCCGTCGCGTTGTTGACAAGGACGATCCCCTCACGAATGTCACCAGCGCTGGCGTGCTCCATGTACTTGGCGGCGAACCGCTTGATAAGCGCGCTGGCGTATGGCGGGTTCATCCACACCCTGCCATACCACGGCTTCTCCAGCCCGTCGTCCTGCTTGGTGTAGAAAGTGTTTGCCCTTACGATCCGATTAGCGATCTCCGATGAGGCCGGGTCCAGATCGATCTCTCCCATCACCTCACGCGCCGCTTCGATGAACTCTGGTGGCGTGTACCACTCGTTCTCGCCGCTGTTGAAGGCCACGTGCGGCATGGCGGGCGCTTCCGGCTGTCGTATCGCCTCTACCACCGCTTGCACGTGCGCCGCCGTCACCTTACCATCGGGCGCTGTCTCTACCGCTCGTTGCCATGCCTCTGCTTGTTGGACTGGCGGGAGGGCCGTCAAGGGCCGCGCCTGGCTTTCTGTAGCCGGGAGAATGGGGCCAATTGGGCCCAAACTGGTCACCACGCCAGCCGCTGCAATTACCCGATTGGCATACCGTCTGTCCATCCCCCAGCGTTCTTGGCAGTAGTCCTCGAATGTGCTGTGGCTGGCCCGGTACAGCCGCCCGTCGCGGATCGTCAGAAGCGCGTTGCCCACGTCAACGAACGTCTTTAGCCCGCGCTCAATGACTGCCTCTTGCGCCGCCAGTTGCGTCGCCTCAACGAGCGTCAGTGTGCTGCTCAACCGGCGTCCCTCCCTGTCACATCATTGCCACCCTGGTCCATCCGCCGCTGCGCCTCCACCAGCGCCGTAGCCAGCGACGCCTGCTGGCCTGCCGCGGCCTCCGCCTGGTCCTGCAGCAGCTGCGCCATGTCGTCCTCGCCCCAGCCCTCGCGCCGCAGCGTGGTCACCAGAGGGATGCCCGCCTCCACGTTCAGCTTGCGGATCTGCGCCTCGGTGTGCGGTTGGATCGTCCGCGCCTCCTGCCACGTGGGCTGGATGCTGCCCTCGTCCACCTCCAGTCCGCCGATGCGCAGCAGGAAAGCCGCCAGCTCCTTCCACACCGGCGTCCACAACTCCTGGTACTTGCGGCACTTGCTGTTCAGCGGCGCCTCCATGGCCAGCAGCGCTTCGCCCGACAGGTTGGCCCCGCCGTCCATGAAGTAGTGCTTGGGCGTCCGGGTGATGATGGCGATGGTGTTGGTCAGCTTGTCGATAGCGCCAAGAAAGTTCGACAGGTCGGTGGGGCCGAACTCGCCCACCTGCGTCTGTTGCCCCACACCATCACCGGCGGGCAGGTCCCACACCTCGTTAGGTGAGTTCTTGAGCGCACCGATGTTCTCGGCATTGCTGATGACCCACCGCTGTTTGAACGCCCCGAACTCGGCCGCCACCATCATGTCGGCCAGCAGCTTGTTCACCGCGTCCTGCAGCGGCGTCACGTTCAGCAGCTCGCTGCCGTTGGAGCGCAGGGACCGCTGAAAGTGAAAGACCGGCACCACACCATAGGGGTTCTCCCAGGACGGCGGCTCCATAGGCACAAAGTCGCTGGCCTTCTGGAACGTGCCCTGCTTGGACCGGCTCAGGTATTGCTCGATGCGGCCGGGGTAGTACAGCGTCATGCGCACCCGTTCGTCGGCCTGCTTCCACCACTTGGCCGCAAAGACCTTGCGCCGCGGGTGGTCAGCGTCATAGAAGACGTGGCACATGCGCGGGTCGTGAAAGTATGCCTCGGGCTGCCCGTTCTCGTCCGGCCAGGCCACGATGAAACTCTCCCCGGCGATCAGCGCGGCCGTGTGGGTGTCGTCGCTGTCGATCTCCAGATGGTTGGTGTCCCACGCCGCGTTCAGCACCTCCTGCGCCGCCTTGTCCTCCACCGCTATGCCCGTCAGATTCAGCCTCTCCATGACGGCGTCCACCACCAACGCACACCAGTTCTGGCAGAACTTGGCGTCCAGCCGCTGAAACACCTCTCGCAGCCGTTCCGCGCTGTACACCAGCGGCTGGTCGCCGTCGTAGTACCGGAAGAGCCGGTCGTAGGCTTCCTTCTTGCCCGTCAGGGCGCCAAAGGCCCTCTCAAGGTCTGAGGCCATCCGCTGTAACTCCTCGCCGGCCGCAGCGGGCCGGTTCCCAACATCAGCTCAGTCAGCGCCCACACCATGGCGTCCAGCCGGTCCGGCGACGTCTCGCCGGGCACCCACGAGCAGAGCTGGTCCTCCAGGTCCGGGTACGCCCCCACCATGTGCACCCGCTTCTGCTCGAACAGCGCGGCGATGGGCTCGGCCCGCGCCTGCTTACCGCGGCTGGCATGCACCGCCTTGTAGGCCACCGGCCCGCCGGCCGCCTGGGCAGCCGAGCGGATCACCGACTCCACCATCTCGCCGCCCTGGTTGGCCTCGCCGATGATGCGGTCGGCCTTGTGCTTGTGGTAGGCCGCCACCGCCTGCGAGGCCCAGCCGTTCGGCGTGGCCCGGATGGTCAGGTCGTCCAGGATGTAGCCGTGGCCGTCGATGCCCAGAGCCGCCACGATGATGCCCGTCTCCGCACTGCCGTCGGTGCTGGTGGCCTCAGGGTCCACCGCCACCACGATGCGCTTCAGGTCAGGCGGCTTGCCGGTGCGCGTCTCGTCCAGGAGGAGCCGTGTCCAGAGAGCGCCCGGCACGTCATCCAGGATCTCCGCCATCAGCTCTTGCCTGCCCAGCCGCGTCCCCTCGTACTTGTCCCGGATGCGCGCGGCGAAGCTCGGCGCCAGGTTGACCAGGTTCTCGTAGGTGCTGCCGCGCGTCGCCACCGTCATGCGGTCGGCCAGCAGGTCCTTGATCAGCTTGATGGGCCGCGGGGTGGTGGTCACCACCACCTGCGGCCGGGGCCCGATGCGCAGGCCCATCTCCATGTTGTCCCAGGTCTCCTGCCCAAAGCGCCACTTGGCCAGCTCGTCACACCAGGCGCTGTCATTTTGCGGACCGCGCAGCTGGTCGGGCTCGTCGCCACTGTAGGTCGTGGCCATGGCGCCATTGGGCCAGGTGAGCCGCCGCTTGCTGGGCTCGTACAGCGGCATGAAGGCCGGGTGCGAGATGGCCAGCAGCCCGCTCTCGCCCTCGATCATCACGTCGCGCACGTCGGCCGCCGTCTGGCCGATGATGGCAAAGCGCGTGAACCGGCCGCTCTCGGCCCTGGCCCGGATCCACTCGGCGCCGGTGCGCGTCTTGCCAAAGCCGCGGCCGGCCAGCACCAGCCAGGTATGCCAGTCGCCGTCAGGCGGCAGCTGGTTTGGGCGGGCCCAGAACGGCCAGTCGCAGAGCAGTCCAAGGGCTTCATCCTTCGTCAGACTCTTCAGAAACCGGGAGCGCTGCTCCGGCGACAACGACCGCAGATAGCTTGCGCTCAAGCTTTGCTTTGGCATCATCAGTCAGCGGCAGGCCGCCGCTGGTCACGTCCATTTTCTGCTGCACCTTGCCCCACACCCGGTCCATCACCACCAGGCCGCACTCGGAGCGCAGCTTCTCCGGCAGATCGTCGTCGCGCATGAAGGAGATGTGGAGACCAAGAGCGTACTCTGCGTCCGGTCCTGCCTCAGCGATCGCCTTCCTCTCGATCTCCTTCACGACCTTGGGTTTCCGTCCTGCCCCTG